TGATATGTACTATTTCCAGGTGTTTTAAACATTCCAGGAACACGTTCTCCACCTTTAGTATATACAGGAATTTTTTTTCCAGGCTTTACACTGCCACCTTTTCTTTTAGGTTTTGCATGAACTTTAGCAGATGCACCAGATTCTTTATCTCGTACTAAAGCTTTAGGGTTCATATAATATTTATCATACATTGGATTCATAACTATTTCTTTTTAAATTTTTCAGCGGTCCTTCCACCAAAGTAAGCACCTATAACTGTGATTAATACTAATTGAAGTAGATCTGTCCAT